CGACAAAAAGTCATGTTGTTGTGGCAAAGTCTGGTGATGAAATCAAGCTGATTCGTTTTGGTCAACAGGGCGTTTCTGGCTCACCAAAGCGTGAGGGTGAATCTAAAGCTGATAAAGCAAGGCGTGAATCATTTAAGTCTCGTCATGCTGAAAATATTGCCAAGGGCAAGATGAGTGCCGCATATTGGGCAGATAAGGTGAAGTGGTAATGCAAATACCTATCTTGAACGGCATCTACACCGATAGTACTCCTGAACTGCGTACCAGTTACCCAGTGAATCTTGTGCCTGTGCCAAAGCAATCAGGCATCAGTAATGGGTTTCTGCGACCAGGCGATGGGATTGTGGCAAACGGCACAGGCCCAGGCGTTGACCGTGGCGGCATCAACTGGAGAGGCCAGTTATATCGTGTCATGGGTACGAAGTTGGTGGAAATCAACAACGCAGGCACAGTGATTATATTGGGCGATGTGGGTGGGCCAGTAGATCAACTGGTGACATTTGATTACAGTTTTGATGTACTGGCAATTGCTTCTGGTGGTCGCCTATATTATTGGATACCAGTTAATACTCCAGCAACCATTTCATGGAATCCGACTGCACCAATTCTGAGACAAGTCACAGACCCAGACTTGGGAGTGGTACTTGACTTTTGCTGGGTGGATGGTTACTTCATGACCACTGATGGTGCTAATTTGGTCGTGACCGAGTTAACAGACCCAACGCAAGTAAACCCTTTGAAATATGGTAGTTCAGAAGTTGACCCAGACCCTGTGGTAGCACTCATTAAGTTGCGAAACGAGGTCTATGCCCTTAATAGCAACACCATCGAGGTATTCGACAACGTGGGTGGTGAGTTATTTCCATTCGCACGAATTGATGGCGCACAAGTCCAAAAGGGCGTACTTGGCACACAAGCCTGTTGCATTTTCATTGATCGCATTGCTTTTTTAGGTGGTGGTCGCAACGAAGCCCCATCCATCTATGTTGGTGCGGCAGCTCAAACTCAGAAATTAAGCACTCAAGAAATTGACAATATTTTACTAAATTACACAGAAGCGCAATTAGCCTTAGTCAAACTGGAAGCCAGAAACGACAAGAACCATCAGCATTTGTATGTGCATCTGCCAGATCAAACACTTGTGTATGACGCATCAGCATCTGAAGCACTGCAAACCCCTGTTTGGTTTGTTCTGGTCAGCACTCTGTCAGGATTAGCCCAATACCGAGCCAGAAATATGGTTTGGGTTTACGACAGATGGATGGTTGGCGACCCACAATCCACCAATATCGGTTACTTGGTTCAAGACATAGGTCATCATTGGGGTCAACAAGTGCGTTGGGAGTTTGGCACATTGATTGTCTACAACGAAAGCAATGGGGCAATCTTCAACGAGATGGAACTTGTCAGCCTGACAGGTAGTGTGGTACTTGGTAAGAATCCGCAGATCAGCACTAGTTACTCTTTGGATGGTCAAACTTATTCACAGGAAAAGTTTATCTCTGTCGGTACGATTGGTAACCGTCAAAAGCGTTTGGCATGGTTTCAGCAGGGTCACATGAGGAACTGGCGCATTCAGCGTTTCCGTGGTGACAGTGATGCCCATGTGTCCTATGTTCGCCTTGAGGCCCAGATTGAGGCATTGGCATACTGATGGCAACCGCACCAATCTCCCGCAGACTGAACTTGACCCGTGACCAGCTTGCGGAGTTCTTGACCGATCAGCAACAGATCAGGCAGTTTGAACTTTTATTTTCTACTGTTGATACTTTGCAAGTAATTGTCGGGACAGACTTTGAATATCAGGCAGACACGGCAGCGGCAACAGCAAATGAGGCACTAGCACAGATTGCTGCTTTGGCACAAAGCACCGCAGTCGATGATGCAGTCTTAAATGCCAAAGTACAACAAGCATTAGATGCAATTCCACGATTGGCTCAAGCACTTGAATTGATGGCTTTAGCTCCAGCAAATTATGAAATTGGTGATGTTATTGGCCCTGCCAGCGCAACGGATAATGCTGTTGCTAGGTTTAATGGAACTACTGGCAAGGTCATTCAAAACTCTGTTGTCACAATTAGTGACACAGGTGCAACTACTGGCATTACAACATTAAGTGCATCTACTAGTGTTACTACACCGATAGTCCAAGCACTAAACTCTGCTGGTTTATCGCTTAAAAATGCGTCAGGCACAACTCAGATGAGTGTTGGTGCTGGCGGTGGCGATAATATGTCCGTCAATGTTTCTACCAATTTAAATGGTACAAACGCACAAATAGATATTAGTCCCACTGGCACTGGTCATGTGCATTTAAAGCCTACTGGTGCGGGTTCGGTTGAAATTGCTCCTACCAATGTAGGAACAATTGACAATATGACTATTGGGGCTACAACTCCTAAAAACGCAAATTTTGTAGATTTGAGCGTTACAGGAACTCTCAGTTTTGATGCGGCACAAGGAACAGCAGGACAAGTGCTTACATCTTCTGGAGCAGGTGTAACCCCTATTTGGACAACACCGACAACTGGAACTGTAACAAGTGTCACAGGCACTGCGCCAGTTGTGTCTAGTGGCGGTTCAACTCCAGCCATCAGCATGGCGGCTGCAACTGCAAGCGCAAATGGTTATTTAACCTCTACTGATTGGAATCGTTTTACATCAACTAAGGTACTTACATGGCTTTCGATGTAATCACACCCGCAAAACTTGGTCAAGCAGCCATCACGACAGGCGTGACCACTTTGTACACTGTGCCTGCTAGTACACGCACTTTGCTTAAAGAATTTAGCATTGCCAATACTACGGCATCTGCCATCAATGTTCGAGTTTTTCTAGTGCCATCCGCAGGGTCAGCAGGAACTGGAAATGCCTTTCTTTACGATGTGTCAGTTCCAGCCAATAATGCCCTGCAATACAATGGCATTGAGGTACTAAACGCAGGCGATACCATTCAAATTCAGGCGGCATCTGCTGGCCTCACAATCATCGCAAGTGGTGGCGAAGCCACATAAGGAGTATGAAATGACCGTATCAATCAAGGTGCTGATACCACCAAAGCAAGCCGAAGGCACACAGACTACGCAGTACACCGCTGTGAACTGTAAAGCGATCATTGACAAATTCACTGCCACCAATACAACGGCAGGAAATGTCACGATGAGCGTTAACTTGGTGACAAGTGGCGGCACAGCAGGAACAGCTAACTTGATTGTGGATACTCGAAGCATTGCACCAGATGAGACCTACACATTCCCTGAATTAGTTGGTCAAGCATTGGAGTCTGGTAGTTTCATATCCACCATTGCCAGCGCAGCCACATCATTGACAATCCGAGCATCAGGACGAGAAATCACTTAAAGGAGCACAGCATGAAAGAATTTATGGTTATCCCACGGGGCTTTAATGGCTTGCCGATGGAAGAAGAATTTTTGACCAACGCAGAGAATAAAAAGAATTATGCCGTTGCGGTAGCTGATTGGAACTATGGCCCTGAAATGCCTACCAATGAGCCTGGTGCAAATAAGGAGTTCTACGCAGGATTGGCAGAGGCGATGCAATGCGATGAAAAAGACGCAAGACGCAAGCATTGCTCGAACTGCGAGTATTACGATAATAGCTTCATGACCCAAGTGCGGATTGAGCGCATCCCAATGGCAGCTTATGACAAGGGCGCAGGTTTTAGGGGTCACTGCGAAAAGCTGAACTTTATCTGCAACGATATGCGGGTTTGTCAGGCTTGGGAAGATAGAGAATATGAGGATTGACCTTTTGTCAATTTGTGCGAAAATCAAGCCGCTGAGTTCTGGCATCCAGCGGCCTGCCCTAATTAGGAGTTTTGGATGACCAATGGATTGCGAGAGAACCTGACTAAGGTTTTTATGCTGCCTACGCCAGCCATAGAGTGGCTACTCATGGTCTTTGACGCAATCCAAGTCTTTGATGATGTAGCAGATGGCGACCAAGTGGCACGAGAAGACCTCAATGCAACCATTTGGAACACCTTGGTGGGTATGCACCAGAACACTTTTTTTATGGCCAATAGCGCCCATTTAACACCCTTGCTGGCGACAATGATTCTCAAGTGGCAAGCCTCAGATACGGCAGAGCGCAATAAACAAGCAGATGCAAAATCGTTTGTTTGGAGAGCCGGATATTACGATTTGATTTTGATGACCGTTTCGCTAGTGCATGGGGCTGGATATGCCACAAAATATGCTCATCATGTGATGGCTTTGTATGGCGAAACTTTTGAAGATTACATGAAGGAGTTTGGCGATGCCTGATCCAATAACAGCCCTAGTCGTTGGTGGAAGTCAACTTCTTGGAAGTAGAACGCAAGCTAAAGCGGCTGGCGAAGCCGCAGATATTCAGTCTGGTGCAGCCCAAGCAGGCATTGAAGAGCAACGCAGACAGTTTGATGCTTTACAGGCGATATTAAAACCTTATGTAGAAGTTGGTGCGCCAGCAATGGCTCGTTTTCAAGCATATGGTGAAGCAGGGCCAAAAGCATTTGAACAACAACAAGCATTAGCGGGTGTTCTTGGCCCTGAGAGACAGGCAGCAGCGATTGCCGAAATTGAACAGGGTGCTGGTTTTCAAGCCAGAGTGCGATCTGGTGAAGAAGCGTTATTGCAACGTGCATCTGCCACAGGTGGATTGCGTGGTGGCAATATCCAAGCGGCATTGGCTCAATTTAGACCACAAATGTTGGAACAGGAAATTGAGCGCCAATATGGAAAACTTGGTGGTTTCTCAGATATTGGTCGTGAAACAGAAGCTAATTTGTTAAAAATCGGTCAAGCATCTGCCGCAGGCGTAGGCGCACAAGGCATAACTACTGGCACAAATGTGGCAAATTTACTTGCTCAACAGGGTGCTGCACAGGCTGGTGGTGAGATCGGTCAAGCAAGGGCTTATGGACAATTATTTAACTTGCCTGGTCAACTGCTTGGTTTCCAATATGGTGCAGGAAAAACTCCAGGACTTGGGTTTTAAGGATTAGAACATGGCAACGATTAACCCTTTAGTGCGCCCGATTGATTACACAGTGGATGTGCAAAGTCCATTTGAGTCTGCTTTGGGTGGATTCAAACTTGGTGCTGGTGTTGCTGAAATACAAGCAACACAGCAAAGGCGTGAACTTGAACGCAAGGCATTAGAGCAAGCACAAGCAGCTCAAACTGAACTTGCAAATTTATTCAAAAACCCGAATGCAACAGCAACAGATTACGCACGGGTTACGGCATTTTTGCCTAAAGATCAAGCCGCAACAGTATTGTCGGGTTTTGAAGCTCAGACCAAAGAACAGCAACAAAATACCTTAAGACAAGGCACTCAGGTTTACACAGCGATTAAGTCTGGAAATTTGCCAGTTGCTGAAATGCAACTTAAGGAACAAGCCACAGCACTCAGAAATGCTGGGAGAGAAAAAGAAGCGCAGGGTTATGACGACCTTTCAAATCTTATTAGGCTCAACCCAACAGGAGCGCAAACAACGATTGCGTTGACCATTGCTGGATTGCCTGGTGGTAAAGATTTTCTTGATAATGCTGATAAAACATTGTCAACACAGAGGGCAGAAGCCCTCCAGCCAAGTGCATTGAAAAGAGCTATTGCAGATGCAGACAAAGCCGTGGCAGATGCTACCGCAGCACAGGCCACCGCAAAGAACGCACCAGAAAAAGCAGCCGCTGATGCTGCAAAAGCAACAGCAGATGCCAACAAAGCCAAAGTAGAAGCACAGTTTGCAGAACAGCAACAACTTGCCATTCTTGAGAAAAGCAATTGGGATGTTAAAAATCTGAAAAGCCAAATTAGTGATCGTTCAGCACAACTTAATTTAAAAACACAAGAAGTTGCCGCAACTGTTGCTGAGAAATTAGCATCTGTTGGTCAAAAATTAAATGAAGTACCAGCAGACACAAAGAAACTTATTAATGAGTCTGCTGTGGCAGCGGCAACATCAAAACAATCTGCTGGTCAATTTAATGATCTAGCAAAACGTCTTGAAGCCGAGGGTGGTGGTTATGGTGTGTTTTCAAGCGCATCTGATTACCTGAAAAGAGGTGTTGGTTTTCAGGGTGGCATGACTCAATTGCGCCAAGAATATACACGGCTTAGAAACACAGCGGCAATAAAATCCTTACCACCAGGCCCTGCAACTGATCGAGACATTGCATTGGCATTGCGTGGTTTCCCAAGCGAGACAGCATCAGCTTCAGATTTGTCGAGCTTTTTGCGTGGTATGGCTAAGTTGCAAGACATTGATGCTTCAATCAATAACGCCAAAACAGATTGGCTGACCAATAATAATGGGTCTTTGGCACGAGCTAAGAATACTTTTGTTGCTGGTGACTATGCGGCAAAAGCAGGTGAAAATTTCAATGATTTTTCATCACGAATTATTGATGATGTAACAAAGAAATATGACCCTAGAACACAAACATCATTAGTTGAACAAATCCCAACCCCTAGAACCCCTCAACCGATGGCAGCACAAAATAACATTCGATCAGCAGCAGATGCAATTTTGGCTGGAGGTCAATAAATGGCAACCGCAGACGAATACGCAGCATGGATTGTAAGAAACTCGGATAAACGTGGTACGCCTGCGTTTGATACTGTGGCGCAGGCTTATCAAATTGCAAAAGCAGAAGAAACTACTGCCCGTACTCGACAGCAACTTGCGCCTGTACCACCAACGCCAAGTGTGCTAGGTCGTATTATTGGTGCTGGTGAAACTGCCCTGACTTTGGGAACAGCCGCAACAGGCGGTACGTTAGGGACAATTATTGGTGCTGGTAAAGGTCTGACAGAGCAAATTTTATCTGGTGAGTTTGGCACACCACAAGCGGCTCGTGCGGTTGAAAAAGCAGCGGCAGAAGGAGCGCAGGCATTAACTTATCAGCCAAGGACAGAAGCAGGCCAAGAAATGGTGCAGGCTACAGGTCAATTTTTGGGTGAAGTTTTACCGCCTGTTTTACCAACCATTGCAGCACCTACTGCGACCGCACAAGCAATTAGAAGTGCAGCCCCAATTACGCAAGCAACAGCCCAGCGTGGTGCGGCTGCGGCAACTCAAGCGGCACAAGCAACAGGTCAAGCCATTGCAAAGCCTGTACAAGCGGCTACAACAGCCGTTCGTGAGGCTTTGGGTATGGAGATCACACCAACCCCAACAGCGGCTGGTGCAAGGGTTTCTGTTGGTGCGGCAGCAACGCCAGCAGAGTTACAAAGAGTAACGGTTGCTGAACAATTAGGTTTCACAGGCCCTGCTGGATTAACTGCTGGTCAGAGAACAAGGAATTTCGCAGACCTACAGTTTGAAAAAGAGACTGCCAAATTAGGTGAGGCTGGCGCACCTTTACGTGAACGAGTCAGCAATCAAACAGCAAATTTAATTCAGCAATTTGATGCAATGGTTGACCGTACTGAACCAATGCTAGCTGACGCAAGAGACATTGGCAAA